AAGAATAAAAATATTATCTGCTGAGTAGTAAGAACCAGTGCCACCACCAACAATATCTTTCGGGAACATGCCAATCTCTTTGTAGGTGTGATTAACAACTACCATTGGAATATCTTTCATTGTCAAGTGAGGTGTAACCATACGGAACAAACTCTTGACCTGTTTTGCTCGGCTCATGTCTGCAACAGACTTTTGGTCTAACGCATCTTCAACTTCTTTTTTTGAAGCAAGATTGCCAATAGAATCAATAACAACCATGACACGTTCACCGCGTTCGATGTTTTGCAACTGATTCATAATATCAAATTTTAATTGCTCAATGTCGGTAATAGGAGTATGTAGAACCCTATCTGTATCAATCCCAAAAGTATCAAAGTAAGATTGTGGCGTACCGAATTCAGAATCATAGAAAAGAAGGACAGCTTCATCGTATTTCTCCATGTAAGATTTGGCCATCAACAATGAAAATGCCGTCTTAAAATGCTTGGATGGACCTGCCCACATTGTAAGACCTGGTGTCAGACCGCCGTCGAGGCGGCCAGATAACGCAACGTTCACCATAGGAATAGATGTTGGAATCATATCCTTTTCGGTGAAAAATTTAGATTTAGATAGAATAGCAGCATCTTTAATTGTGCTATTCTTTTTAATTTTGTCCAACAAACTCATAATTATTCCTTAAAAAAATGCATCTAGCGAATTAGTTTTTTCTGGTTTCCAACCAATGCAATCTAAAATGATTTTAATTGGGTCTAGAAATGTCTTTTCGAATTGTAAATCATAATCGATGTACTTGTCAAGATTCATTTCTGGCGGCAAACGAGAAGGGTAAGAAATTACCGTATCATTGATAGGATTTGGCTGCTTCAGGTAAGTGAATTTAAGTTTTTCACCCTCTTGAATTTTAGGATATTTCTTATCAAGACTTAGCTTGTTAAGATAATAATTGTAAAGCAAAGCACCCTTCACATGAATTGGTGTTCCTTTAGTATATATCTGGCCTTTGTCAGAATAAGTTTTCAAACCATTGACAGAACGAGGAAAAGATATTTCTTCAGGAGGTAAAGATTTGAATTCGTTTCTGAAGTCCTCAATAAACTTTTGAATTGTATTCTCATCTGATGTAACAACCAGTCGAATCACTTCCTTCATTTTATCCCTGACGGCAGCAGGTGTTGAGGACTTGACCATTTCAAGACCCATCACCTTCAAATCAGGCTCTGCATACTGCACACCTTCATTGTTATACACTTGTAGAATATAACGTTTCTTAGCAGTCCAGATGCCTTTGTCGGACAAGCCTTCACGTTTCATCTGCATCTTTTGTGCATAAGCATTTACATACGTAGCAAGCTCTTGATAACTTTTATCAATGAACGGTTGTATTTTATCCTCACAGACTCTATCCATGAATTCGATAACTTTGTTTTTGGGGAGCGATACCACATCTCCCGCACCGTACACTTTATTAACAAGTGAACCAAGACGTAGGTAAATCGAATCCGTATCTGATGCAATGATATAATCTTCATTTTCGGTACTCAATAATTTGTTCATGTATTCGTTAACTTTATTTTCAATCCAACGAATCGACAATTGACCGGCAAGAGTAACAGCAACAGCAATTCTCAAATCATAGAATCTGAAATATTGTGAACCCATTGCACCATAAGCTGAATTCAAGGATACTTTTTTAGCAAGTTGAAGGTTGTTATAACGCGCAATCTTCTTTGACAGTTCTAGTTTCTTTCGACCATCAGTTTCTTTTTCATATTCCTGTTTAGCTGAAATCATCAACTTCTTAAACTTTTTTCTATCTTCATACATTTCTTCAAGCATCTTCGGTACAAAACCGTGAATGTCTTTACGGAAGAATTGTCCATTAGGAGTCAGAGTTACATCACCAATGTTTGATAGGTCAATTTTTTTATAAAGAAGCTTTTCAACATCTACACCATTAGAAATAACTTTTCGCATTTCTGGCGTGTACTCTGAAGGCTCAATCAAAGTTTCAGGTGAAATATTATACTGCATCATCAAGTGAGGATACAAACTGTTTAAGTCAAACGATGCAACCCAATCATGCAGACCAATCTGAGGGTCTTTGACATAAGCGCCTTCGAATCTTTCATTCTTTGATGCGCTGCCTTTTGGTGGCACAATGATGTTTTGTGCAAGTAGATAACTGTAAATCAGCGCATCCCACATCCTAGTCTGTGCGAACACATCTTCGAAATTAGATTTTGTGTCATATGCAAGAGTAAGTGCTAGTTCAATAAGCTTCAACTTATCTTCAAGTTCTTCAATCAGCCTCGCGTCAACGATGTTATACTCAATAAACTTTTGGTAGTTTAGTTTGTATAGTTGGTGCAGAGTGTCAAACTCATCATAAGATAGTTTGCTCTTACCAAGTTCTACGTTTGCGATATTGTCGAGACGGTATGACTCTTGTGATTTACCACCAGGCGCATACCATTTATACAACTCAATGTAGTCTAGGCAAGAAACACCTTTCAATTCGTAAGCAGTCATATCACGACCGTTTACAACAGCTTTTCTTTCACCAATATAATTCCAAGGTGAAAGCTTACGTGTTTCTTCTTCACCAAGAATTTTATTCAAACGATTAACGAGATATGGAATATCGAAGAACTTAATATTCCAGCCAGTCAATACGTCTGGTGTATCATGAAACCAATCTTCTAAGAAACGTTTACAGAGATGATATTCATCACGGCATTTGTGATAAGTAACATCATCTTCATAGTTGTTGAAATCACCGCAGCCATAAACAACCATTGCACCGCCAAGTTTTTTGATGGCGATTGCTGTGATTGGCTCATTAGCCAAGTATGGGTCAGGGAAACCATTCTCTGAGCCAACCTCAATGTCGATGATTCCAATTGAAATGAGAGATTGGTCCCAATCAATCATGCCTTTGAATTCATCAGCAATAAATGCGTATTCATAACGTGTATTGCCATACACTTTAAAATTTTCTACATCTTCATACTTCTCAATGAATTCTTTGCAGTCACGAATAGAACCAGGGCGAATATCAGAAAGATACTCACCCTGAAGATTTTTCCATTGTGTAGGTTTATTCGTCGGCAAAAACAAAGTCGGAGAATAAGCAATCTTGTGCTTTACTCTCCGACCGTTTTCTACACCACGAAAAAGAATGTTGTTGCCTACACAAATTGCATTTGTATAAAAGTCACTCATTTAAATTTCGGAATAGTTGTTGCGATTTGAATGCCAGAACCAAACATCTGATTATACTGATTTTCAAGTTCAACAACAGGCAAAGTTTTGCATAGAATATCTGCCTGAGCAATACGAATGCCTGTTTCAAACTCTTGTGCAAACTCAAGGAAAGGAACGAAACCAATCATTGGACCGTCTTTCGTAAACTGAGTAGCCACTTGCACCGGCTTTTTAATTATTGCATCACCTCTTTCCTCTACTTCACCGAGTAGAGTGTGATTTGTTTTAAGTGTAAGAAGCATTAACATTATGCAGCCACCTTAAAGTCTGCATCAAAAACTTTGAGAGTGACCCAACGTTTTGGGAACAACATCTCACGACCTTGGAAGTCGTTAATGTCACAATTAGGGTCATTGACTAACCCAATGAGTTCAACTTTATTGTCAAACTCCCTCAAAAAGAGGTCATATTTAAGAGCCTGAAGGCCGCTCTTTTGAGCCAGGGAATAAGCTAGTTTAGAGATTTCCATTTTAGAGTTCAAGATTGCTCCATTGTTTAAGTTTTTCAAATTTTTGTTTTTTGGCGGCGAGTAGACTGTCCCAATTAACGCCTACACCATTCCACACAAGAAGGTCAATCATTGCAAGCAAGTCGCCCAATTCTTCTTGCAGCATATCAATATTCGTTCTGTCTTTTCCAGGTTTAATTTGGTCAGGACCAAATCGAAAACACTTGCTGATGGATTGGGAGACCTCAGCACATTCTTCCTGGAGAATCAATAGAATTTCACGGGTGTCATCATTCATAGTGTTTAGTATATTATGATTTAATGAAGTTGTCAAGCTTTGGTGGTGTCCAACCTTCAGGTTTCATAACTTTGCCTGCTTCGTTCTTGATAACTTTGCCTGTTCGAATATCAATCTTTGCGAGGTTGCTACGTGCGACTTCGTTCCACGCACCGTAAACATTATACCCCTTCATTTTGCAGTAGCCAAGGATAACCCAAATCATGTCCATGCAGGCATCAAGTCGTTCAATGTCATCATTCTTATCATCACCTGCTTTGAATTCCCAAAATTCTTCAACAATAAGATTTCGATAGAGGCTAATGTTCTCAACACTAGGCACTTGGTCACATGCATCGATGAAAGTTCTAACATCTGCCCACATATCAGTTTTAAGTTCTTTCAAAATAAGTGCTCCATTTTCTTCACTAATATCTAGCACAGTACCTTCAGACCAATTCATGTCTTTACACAATTGGTCAGGCAAATTTAAAACAGCGTCACCGTTTTCCAAAATTTCTGCTACGTCAGCAGTATATGTTTTACTCATATTTTATTCACCTTTACATTACATTTTTCTAAGAATTCAATACCAGC